TTAACCAAAGATGAAAGAGCGGCACTTAAACGCTCACTAAGAACAGATAATAATTTAACTGATATGGAATTATCATTCTATGATGAGGTACAGGAAATAGAAGAAGCGATGGGTTATATGCTAGGAATCAAACCGGAAATGAATACTGATCACTTAGAAATGTATAAATTAAATTTAGATGATAATTTCACCGAAATGATTAAGATATTGGAGGAAAACGATGAACTATAAGCATTTTTTAAGACGTTGGGGTTATTATGATACGAATATCAATGACTTAACAGCGTTTGAAAAGTATAAAATGCGGTTATTATATGCGGCATTAATGAAGTTAGAACCGGAAGAAAGGCAATTGCTTGCTGATAAATACTATAAGTTTAGCGAGAAGATGGTAACTGATAATGAACTAGCTTATCAATATAATACGACTGTGGCCGAGTATAAGGCGGTTATGAATGAATGTGAAGCAAAGTTTCATGAAGCGCTGAAACAGGCTGAAACAAGTCAATGGTATACCTTATCACATGCCGATGGTTTAAAGATTATGGATAGAACAATAAAGAACTTAACACTAAGTAAACAATATAATCGTGATGATCTAAAAGCAATCATAGGAGAAACACTTAATCAAGTAGTTAAAAATGAAAGTGGTGAATGAAATGGAAATGGATAGAACGTGTATTAAATTAATCGGTGAGTATATAAAGGAAGTATACAAAGGAAAGAAGTCAAGCCTGCTATTGTTTCATGATGATAGTATCGGTGACATAGCAATCGGTGTACCGAACTATGTGAAGTGTGAACTTAATAAACACTATGAGATTGTGGTTGCGGTAAAAGGTAAGACGGTGACTAAAGATGATGGATTGATTTATTCTTACAGATTAACAATGGTTAATTGTGTAGATCTATGACTACCGTAGTCCCCCATATTTTTCCAATAGACGGAAATCACATAGACCGAAGGGTGGACATAAAATATCATGAGTGAGATTTTTTTAAAACCCCCTACCCAAAATAAAGGAGATGATGACATTGGCTATTAAGGAAGAAATGTCAAAAGAAAAACGTATTTTTGAAGAAAAGAAAAAATTAAAAAATATTTTTAAAGATTTTGAAAACGATAAAAAGATTTTGATTAATGGCCTTATCGAACGTGCTGCATATATGCTTGTTACTCTTGAAGATTATGAAAAGGATATTGATGAGAACGGTTATATTGAACTGTTTAGCCAATCAGATAAGTTAGAACCGTATGAGCGAGAACGACCGGTTATAAGACTGTATAACACAATGAATAAAAATTATTTAAGCATCATTCGACAGCTTAGAGATCTACTTCCTAAAGATGAAACAGAGAAAACAGATGAATTACTAGAATTCATTTCCGGTAATACCATTCAAAAAAGAGCCTAGTCAAATGGGAGACTTATATATTGGCGGTTATGCTTTCCGGTGGTGTTTCTCATCTGTGGTGCTTAATCGTTCGAGTAGAATGTATCACCAAAAGTTTGAACCTGGTGTCTTTCGATATTCATTAAGAAAGCATGATCAAACACTTATGATTCAACATGAAGCAGGTACGGAAATAGCAAGTACAAAAGATGGTTCTTTAATAATTAAAGAAGATGATATAGGGCTGAAATTCATAGCGATTGTAGATTCAGATAAGCTATCTGTGAAGCAAAGGGATAGGTTAAATAAGGCTAGTGTGGGCATGGTGAAATATGCCGATAAATGGCTATATCAAGGCAATAGAACGACAAGAAAAATATTAACAGCCGAACTCATTGAAATCAGTTTAATAGAACAACCGGCTTACCCCGAAAGCGTTGTGTTTTATGAAGATACGGCCGAGGACTTACAAAAAAGTTTTAAACGAATGGCCTTGATACATGAGTTAGAGGTTGCTAAATACTTGAAAGGTGGTGATAACGATGAATATTGAAAAGAAATACGGTGATTCAGTCGAATTGAAGCAAGGCATTAAGCCATATAAAACAATCGGGAGTATAGCTTATTTCCGTGGTGGTGTTGGGCTTAAAAATCTAGTGAAGTGGGATTTAGACGAAAAGAAAAAGCAAGAGTTAAGAAAAAATATACTAACAGATTTATTAAAAAACTAGGAGGAATTTAATATGATGGTAACCGAAAAAATTAACAAAGAAATTGAAGCAGCACAAAAGAAAATCAGAGATTTACACCGAGAAATTAAGGAACATGAATCAGATCTAGAACAGCTTAATGATGAATACGAGGAATTGGCTTCAGGTCTTGAGTTTGATAAGGCGGAAGAAAAGAAGATTCAGATTAAGACAACAGAAGCCAAGCTAGAAACTAAACGTGACTTTGTTAAGTTGTTAGACATTAAGGATAACAAGAATATCGAAAACGCTATGATTGAATCATATAATGATTACTTAGCATTCCGGAAGAAGAAACAAAAAGAGGGTCAATCTCACGTTGATAAAATCAACAAGAACATTAAAGAGATCTTTAAATCTATGGATAAGCTAGAGGAATTAACTGATGAGAATGTGACAGCTATTAAAGACATTCACACGACACTTATTCAATTAGGTTGGAATGATAGTTCACCTATTCGTCCATTTAATCTAGTGGCTAACAATTCACGATTGTTTAACTTTGACGGTCATAACGGACTTGAAAACATGCACAAGACTTACAAGAAAGATAGCAAGATGCCCGAATTAGTATACACTAAAGGCCGAGGTGAGTAATATGCAATTAAGAACAGAGTGTAAACTATGTGACAGTAAGATAAGTAATTCAGTTAATGAAAAGATTAACGAGAATGGTGCGACATATAACTACACTAAGTGTCCACGATGTGGCGAGATTAATCTGACAAGCATCACGAATAAGAAGATGAGCGAGCTAGAACTAAATGCTAGAAAGGTAAGACATAAAGCGTTGAGATCTCACCAAGAGGAATTGGTTCTATCGGAACGTGATGAGTATGTGAACGAATTAATTGAATCACATACAGAACGATCAATAGATGGCTAAATGTTTAGTGTGATAGCCTACCATACCACAAAGATTTACCATGAAATAAATGACTAGAAATGAACGGATATAAGTTCTTAATAAATAATTTGGAGAGTGAATGAATATGATAATTGATAAAATGAAAAAAGAAATGAATAAAGCTAATCAAAACAGAGAAAATTTAATGAAAGAAATCGAAACACTTAAACAAAAAGCATCTCAAGCGGAAAGTGAAGCGAGTATGGTTGCTTCTGATGGTGATTTTAAAAAAGCTGAGAAAATTCTTTCAGATATAGAAAAGATTAATAATGAAATCGAAATGAAACGGAAATTCTATACTAGTTTAGACATTAAGAAAAGCAAGAAAATAGAGAAAGTCGGACGAGAAATGCTTGAAGAATTTAAAAATAGTCGTAATAACCGACTAAAAAAAGGAGAAACACTTTCAAATAATCTTGCAAAGCATTATGATGGTATGCTTGAAATAATCAAAGAGATGGAAGAACTAGAACGAGAAGATCAGGAAGAAGAAAATAAAGTTTTAGAAATTTCAACAAAAGTAGGAATGCAATATAAGGATAACCTGCCTTTTGATTTATCTCAAGTTTTACAAGGTAGAAGTTTTCAAGTCTTACCCCAAGTATTGTTTTCTCGGAGATTTATAGAAAAGGAATTCGAGAAGTTGAACAGTCTTTGTAATCAGCACAACACGAAAATTTTATATCCAGTAATTAAAGAAAAGAAACTATAAAGGTATAGTTGAAGAAAACGATGGCTAAGTATTGAGTGTAGTAGTCCCCTCGGTCGAGAAATGCCACCTACATTTACCAGGACCGATGGGCAAACTTTAAAAAAACACACACGTCATTCATAAAGGGGTGTAGTTTCAATCTACCCCCTTAACAATAAATTTTTATGAAGATAAAGAAACTTTTAATCAATTAAATTGAATTATATCATTTTTTACAAAGCGAGGTGAAACGATGCCATCAGTAAATGAAATAAAAGATAATGATAATGTTAAGCACAAGATTGATGAAGAAGTTAAACGTTTGAATAAGGTATTTGATAATGTGCCGAAAGAAACTAAATCAAGTATTCAATCACTAATTCATAACGCTGCCTTTATGAGTGTTATTCTTGATGAGATTCAAAACCATATCACGATCAATGGGGTTGTGAGTGAATATCAAAATGGGGCGAATCAATGGGGAACAAAGAAAAGCCCGGAAGTTGAAATTTACAATACCATGATTAAAAACTATACGAATGTGGTTAAGCAATTAACGGATATTATCCAAAGGGTTGGACTTGATGAAGAAAATGATGGGTTTGACGAGTTTCTAAAAAAACGTATGGATATGAATTAATCTATCAACTTGCCACAATTAAAGGAGGTGAGAAAATGGCGATACCTAGAGCAAATAAAATAAGAAGTGGGAACGTTGAGTTTACTTCAAGTGTGGATAAAGCACAGTACACTTTAAGAGAATTATCGCTTGCGGCTTCAAGGGATACTGGTAGAATGCTTAACTACCGAATCAGAGGTGAAGCTAAGAAACTACCAGGCATGAGAAGATCAAAGCGTGTCACAGGGGCTTTCTCATATTGGGCAAGACCACGTGAGGGTGACTTATTGATTGGCACAAAGCACGGAACGTGGTACGGTGTTGAGCAAGAACTAGGTTCAAACCGACAACCTAAGCGATCAATCATTAGGAGAACGGTCATGCGTAGCGTTGATGATATACGTCGGGTTCAAGGTCAATATATATCGGCTATTGAAAACGATAATAAAGCTAGGGGTTTGATTGGTAAAGGTAAAGAAACCGGTGGAGATTAACGACTAAAAAGGCAGGCTTTCGGGCTTGTCTTTTTTTATGTTTATATGCGCTTGTGCGGTTGTTTTGTTATCGTGTGGCCGGTTGAATGATTAGTTAGTGTGATTGTAAGTGAAAGTGATTAAACGTCTTAGAATCGCTTTAAATG